TCTCGGCAAAGCCTTTGAGCGCGTCCATTAGTTCATCGTCTTGCTCCACTCCCTCCGGCATTGCGTAGCCATCTTTGGGTGCGCCAGTAAAGCCGCCAAACTTCTTCTCTAATTCTGTGTATGCCTTGGCTTGGTCAGCCACGGACTTGTACTTCTCAGCCTTGTACCACTCAGGCGTGTCACCAGCGCCCTTGATTCCTTCCGTTAAGAAGTATTCGCCTTCCGAGAGGGTGGGTTCTGCTGCATCAACGAGTGATGTGGGTTCATTGCTTTCAAGGGTGTCGTTTTCAACGGCCTCTGACATTCTTATCTCCAAGGATAGTTTATTACAGCCCGCTTGGGGCTTACAGGTTGGTGCTTGAGAAGGATCTGTACCAGTCTCCGCTCACCGTTTAACAGTGCGAGATCGTTTACGTCTATCCAATCAACGTGTTGACCAGACTTATAGCAACGAAACGCCCTGAATTTGTGTATGTACTCGAACTTATCAATCCCGTACTGGGTGCCGACCTTCTGCAGCCAGCCCATATCAAACTTGATCTTCTTCAGGTAGTCGGGTTCAGCGCAGACCACCTCGATCTTGCTCTTGACTGCCCGCTTCTTGGGCTTCACTTCTTCCAGTTCTTCGACTTCTTCCACTTCGCTCATACTTTCTCCGCTTGTTGGATGTAGTGGACGATCATCCTAATGACCCCCGCCTCACCGTTGTGATATGCAGCCTCGTACTCTACGTTCCGCGCCCCAAGGTCAGTGGAGTTGTCTAACAGGAACTTCCTAGTCAGATCCTCCACCACCTTTTGCCCGTCTTCAGTAGCAAAGCACCGGCTGTACGCCTTCGTTAATTCAGAGAAACGCTCTCTGGCCTCCGCAGCGGCCTTGTGAGCGCCCTCATTGCTACCCTCTATGCTTTGCCAAGTCATTCAACCGCCTGCAACTGGGGCTGTTGTGGGGGCATCTGAGCCTGTTGTTGAGCCATTTCCTGCTGCGCTCCGGCTTCAATAGCCTGTTGCTTCTCCGTATCGCTACGAACTAAATCGGATGACATGCCGGTCTTCTCAGCAACGTAACTTCCGAAGTCCTCGATCTTGAATGACGTGGCAATCAGGTCAGGCCCAGCGTTAGCAGCGACGAACTGCACCGCTTGTTGGAGTGACAACAAGTCCTCACCATCCTGAGCACGGGCGAGGGGGGATGTGAACTTTACTTCCACGTCCTTGCCGTCCAACTCAATCGGCATAATCAGACCACGACGGGTCAGGATCGACACCACCCTCTTGAGGATAGGTATCAACACCTCAGTTTGTAGCCGTCCAAACGCGGAACCGATGCGCTTCGCTAGCTCTCGGCTCTCAATAGCGATCTCGGTAGCAGTACGGACAGGCCCAGCAGGGTCGCGCAGGTCGTTGAACAGCGCCAGCTTGATAGCGTTCTGCAGTTCCGTGATCTCAAACTGTGCGAGTCCGAGGTTCGTTCCTGTGTCCAGACGCATGATCGACGGGTTGCTAGTGTTGTTCGATCCAACAGGGATGACAACGCCCGGGGCTATGGTCAGGTTGTACGGGTTGGTCACACCATCATCGGTTGCTGTGTACATGCCAGCCAAGTCGATAGCCGCCTTCTGCAAGACAAACTCTTTGGCCTTGTTCAGACTGCGTACATCGGGCAGACACTGCATTGCAGGCCCGCGACCACGCACCTCACCGGCTACCTTCGTGTAGCGGCCAGTGACCCAAGGCGATGTTTCACCGAAGTCTTCGATCCATGAGAACCTATCCTCGTCGTTCACCCATAAGCAACCGTAGTACCGCTTTGCTTTCGGCTCGAATACCACACCCTCACACACTTTGAGGTCAGCATCGGGTGAGTTCTCGATCAGTGCGCGTACAGTCTCGGACACTTCGACGCCACGCCACATTCGCTCAAGCAAACGAGCCTTCACACTGAACCTACGCCAGTGCGTCTCAATGTTGCCGAATGGCCCTTCTTCAAACGCGATACCCTTTTGAGGTATGCAGTGGAAGACGATGGGGTTCATATCGTCATCGGTCTCGTCGATGCGAAGCGTTGCTGTACCGATCAACAGATCTAGTGCAGCCTCATAGAACTGCGTGCCAAAGTTACTCCTGTTGATGTAGTCAAAGACAATGCTTGCTTGCTTGTCGAGGTTCTCGCGCACCTGTTGCTCAGTAACACCCACGTCACCTTGCTCGAGTAGTTCCAAGACCTCATTACTGGGTTGGAATGCAGCCCATCTCGCTTGGATCGGTGCGATGTTTTCCTGCAACTTGCTAGCAGCCTGTTGAATGGCGGTGAGGGAGGTTGAATCGAATATGCGATCCATCTTCTTCTGACCCGTGTTCTGCGTCTCGAACAGGTTGCGCTGAGGTAGGAAGTATTCGTACACGTCGGACATCTGATCGTGCCACATGCCCTCGGTGTCGAATGCCCGCTTCTCTCTGCGCTTCATGTCCTTAACGGAGCCAAGGTACTTGGGCGACTTCATGCGATGCCCCGTACGTTGATGCCGCTCAGAATGCTTGCGCGTTGTGCTGCAGATGGCATAGATGCCTTGCTAGCCTTGCCTCTACCCATGCCCGAAGCCGCAGCCTTACGGCTTGCCGGTGCCCCTGCCAACAGTGAACGAGTGCCTAGTTGCCCACGTCGTTGTGCCCGTAAGCGTCCCTCTTGTTCCTCAATCTCTTCGTCTAACGCTTTCTCCTGACGTGCAGCCAGTGCTACCTCTCTCGCCTGTGGCTCAGGCTTCTTTGGTCTTAGTGCGCCCATAAATCACCTCGTTAAGTGTTTGTACAATTGATACGGCGTAAGGATGAACGGGTTGCGTATCCCAATCGCCTGCTTGATATGCCCGACACAGGTGTTGAGCATAAATAAACTTCTCTGATTATCGCGCACCTTGGCTTTGGCCACGATCACATTCCCTTCAGATGCGCTGAATTCATCCAGCGTCATCAAATCCAGCCCCTCTGATGTCTTGCCATACACGATCCACCGGCCTGCGTCAGCCTTCAGCAAGTAACAATGCTGATAGAGCGGATGCAATAGCCGTGACCACCAGTGGTGTCGTGCCGCTGTGAACACCGCGTACACGTTACCCGAAGACATTGAACTGAACCTTCGCTGTTCGTGGTGCTCGATGAATGTGCTGTGTGCTTATCGCCTGACGGCCCTCACCCTCGCCTTGCAGTGCGTACTCCAACGCCTCTACCGGGTGGCTGTACTCGTTCTTGTCCGGCTCATCAGTGTATTTGTCGCCCGACACTTGGATGCGACGGTAAGAGAAGCCGCCCTGCAAGCCCTTGCGTATCATCTTTGCCTTGGGACTGATCAGGAACCTAGGCTTGCCATCCATGCACAACTCTTTCATCGGCAATTCGAGCGCCGCTCTACGCAACGCGGGGTCATTCGTGAGAGTGGGAGTGCAGGGTATCCCAGCAGCACGCATGATCTTGAACGGTGTATCAGCATTGGCTTGGTTCTTGTTGTCACCAGACGGATCACCCCACCCACGGAACTTGAACTTGGGATAGTTGGCGTCGATGTACCGCTTCAGTGTTGGTGCGAAGTCCACCGCCCCGCTGTCAGTCATGCAGAACTCATCGAAGCACACCCACCGACCAAGCGCATCACGCTGCACAAAGGCACACGCTGGTGTCCGCCCGAAGTCAAAGCCGAGCACAACGGGTGTATCGCTGTTCGGTTCATATTGATCGCCTGTGCAGTGTATGGAGTCAGTGTACAGCGGATGTACTGGCTTGCCGCTTGAGACAAAGCCGTACTCGTTCGCCAAGTTAACCTTGATCCAATCATCTGTCTTACCCTGCAAGCCTCGACCGTAGTAGTCTTCAGGCAAGTTGTGCAGGTTCTCTGCGCTCTCGTTCAGATACCAGCCGTCACCCTCTCGATACACCCCACCCGGTTGCCGGTGAAACATCCAACCCTCTGGCCGGTCTTCTTCCGCCAGCTTGTAATACCAGTGGTCTTCGTCTGGTGCGTTGCTGTCACCGATCATCCCGTAATGTGTAGGTCTCACACCCTCTTTCATTGAGGGATACCGGCCACATCGCAGGTCGAGCATGTCCACCACGCTCTTGCTGTGTTCCTTGGCTTCGTTCAGCCATGCCCAAGTTGTCTGAATGCCTCGTGCTTTCTTGACGTGAT